CGGCGCCGGGGCGCTTGTGCGGCGCCCGCACGTCCCCGGTGAACGGCGGGTCACCGGCAGGGACGGCAGGAACTACCCGGGCTCGACCGCCACGGCTGAGGCCCAGCGTGTCCGCATCGTCGCCACCCGCCAGGAGCACCCCGAGTGGTCGGCCCGGAAGGTCGCCCGTGAGGTGGGCTGCTCCCAGAACACGGTCATCGCCGTGGACCAGGTGCTCGCCGGGACGACGTCATGAGCGACCTCGACCTGTTCAGTCCTGGCGCCTCGCCGTTCGACGCCATCCGCCACCACGGCGACGGATCGGGGGAGTGGTGGTCGGCCCGCGAGCTGATGCCGCTCCTCGGCTACGACCGCTGGGATCGCGTTCCGGACGTCATCGACCGCGCCGCGGCTGCCGCTCGGAACAGCGGCAACAACGGTGCGGACCATTTCCGAGGCTCCTCGAAGATGGTCGAGATCGGGTCGGGCGCCGAGAGGGCGATCGACGACTTCCACCTGACCCGCTTCGGCGCCTACCTGGTGGCGATGAACGGCGACCCCCGCAAGCCGGAGATCGCCGCCGCTCAGGCCTACTTCGCCGTTCAGACCCACCGGGCCGAGCACCTTGCTGGTGATGCAGGTGCATCACCAGCGCAGCTCGACCGCCGTGCGTTGGCTCTGATGGTGCTCGAGGCCGAGGACGCCCGGGAGGAGGCCGAGCAGCGGGCCCTGGCTGCCGAGTCGGAGGCCGAGGCCCTCGCCCCGTCAGCGGCGGCCTGGGATCACCTGGCGGAAGGGGACGGGGACTACTCCGTTGCCGACGCCGCTGCGATCCTCACCCGCGACCCGTCGATCGTCAGCATCGGCCAGAACCGCCTGTTCACGGTCATGTCCGACCTCGGCTGGGTCTACCGGGGCCACCGGGACCGCCGCTGGCGCACCTACGCAGCCGCCACCGACGCCGGCCGGCTGTGCGAGATGCCGCAGTCGCACTACCACCCGCGCACCGGCGAGCTCATCCTCGACCCGCCCCAGGTCCGTGTCACGGCCAAGGGCCTCGCAGCGCTCCGCTCCCACTTGGCGGGGCGCTGATGGCCCGCAACCATGCCCAGCTGACCACCGCCGGCATCACCGACCCGGACTGGATCGCCCTAGGCGCCGGCCCGCAGTGGCTCTACGTGTACCTGCTGCGCCAGCCGCGCCTCACGTTGATGGGTCACCTCGACGTGCTGTTCGAGCGGTGGGCGGCCGGAGCGGTGGACGTCTCGCCGGGGCTCGTCGAGCGGTGGTTCGACACCCTCGTGGCTGAGCGCTACCTGCTCCACGACACCACGACCGGCGAGGTGCTGATCCGCACGTTCACCAAGCACGACCTGCGCCCCGGACAGCTCACCCGCCAGGTCTCGACCGGGTTCTGGTCCCAATGGATTGGGATCCTGTCCTCCCCAATCAAGAGGCAGGTCGTCGCCGATGCGCCGGAGCCGATCTGGGAGCGCCTTGTCGACTACGCACCGCCCGAAGCGGCAGAGATGCGCAGGTCAGGCCCAATCGATTGGGAACCGCCTCCCCCAATCGAGAGAGAAGCGCAGTCCCCATTCGAACCACCTTCCACCTTCCACCTTCCACCTGCTGCGCATCCTTCTTTCATCATCAGTCCTACCGGTAGGGGGGAAGGGGACCGTTCAGGTGCGGAAAGTGCCTCACCTGAACACCCGTCCCCCGCGGGGGACACCCCAACCACGGTTGGGGCCGACGAGTCGCCCACGGGCGACACCGACCCGGCGGCGGAAACCACGGATTCCACCGAGCCGGTCCTCGAAGGCGCCGACCTCGAGCAGGCCGTCCGCCGCACCGCCGTCCTGATCGGCCGGCGCCAGACCGCCAGCGCAGCCGGGACCATCGACGACGCCGAGGCCTACGCCGCCACCTGCACCCGGCGGCTCATCGACAAGCGCGATCCGGACTTCACGCCCGAGCCGCGGGAGGCGATCACCGCTGCACTGCTGATGGGCATGTCGCCGGAGGAGACCGCCGAGGCGTGGCTCAGCCGTCCCGTGGACGACTTCGGGTTCCCGACCGGCGACCAGCCCCGTGCCGACGACCCCGAAGCCATCGCCAAGGCCGCAGAGCGCGCCAAGACCGCCGAAGCCAAGACCACCGCCCACCTCGCCGCCCAGGCCGCCATCGAGCCCGCACCGATCCCGGACCACCTGCGCCGCAAGAACCGTCACAAGCCCGAGCCCGAAGCGGCCGACGCCGAGCCGACCGGAGCGACGTCGTGACCGGCCTCGTCGACACGCTCCGGTCCACCGTGGGCGACCGCGTGGCCGACGCCACCAGCCCAGCCGAGCAGGCCCACTGGCTCGGCTGGGCCCGGTTCCTCGCCACGGACGCCACGAAGCCCGTCAGCGACCTCGGCGAGCTGCCCCGGCCCCTGGCGTACCAGCCGCAGATCACGCCCACCTACGAGACCCCGGCGTGGGTCGACCCCGACCGGGATCCGCACCGGCTCGCCCGAGTCCGGGACCTGCGCGACCGCATCGACTTCCTGGACTGGCACGTCGACCGGATCCGCACCGAGACCGGCTGCACCCGCGAGATCCTCGCCGCCCGCCAGACCGTCCCCGCCTGCCTGCGCCTCACCGCCACCGAACGCGACCGGCTGCTGATCGCCGCCCGCGCCCGCATCGCCCACCACCGCAGCGTCATCAACGCGCTGCAGACCACCCGGAGCTGACCCATGACCGTCCTGAACTTCCCACCCGTGCTGCGCATCCCGATCGCCTCCGTGACGATCGGCGGAACGGCCCACCACCAATCGCCGGCCGTCGCCGCGCTCACCCTGTGCGGCCTGCCGGTTCCCGAGACCGCCGAGCTGTCCCCGTTCTGGCCCGACGCCACCGAACACGAACCGATCAACTGCGAGGGCTGCGAGCTGGCGCTCTGGTACGCCGGAAAGCTCCTCGAGAGCCACAGCGACCACCACCCGGCCGACCCGGTCGGGCTCCGCTGGTCCGCCGGCGCCTCGCTCGCTGCTGCCTTCGCCATCGACGGCCTCGACACACCGATCCCCGGCATCGACGACGAGGCGGGCGAATGACCTACCAGCCCACCCGCATCCAGGCCATCCGCATGATCGAGGACCTGGTGAAGGTGCTCAAGAACGACGGCGCCAAGGCCGCACGGCTCGCCAAGGACTTCGCCCGCGCCACCGGCCTCCCGTCCCAGACGCTCGGCGACGGGGGCAGCCGCAGCACCAGCGGCGGCGACTCGACCAGCGCCGCCGCCCTCCGCATCATCGACCGCGGCGACGACCGCTACCAGGACGCCGACGCCGTGCTCGACCGGCTCATGGTCAAGGTCGCCCTGGAGGCCGAGGTGCTCCGCCTGTACCTCCTCAACCTCCTCGCCCACGCCCACCCCGAGGAGACCCACGAGGGCGCAGGCCTGGTCCGCCCGACGAAGGCCGGCGAAGGCGAGTGCCTCGGCTGCGGAAGGCAGGTCCCCGGCACCGAGGACGACCGGCTCCGCGGCGGCGCCTGCTCGGCCTGCGCCATGGCCTGGACCCGGCACCAGCGGGACAACCCCCAGGCCGATCGGGTGATGTTCATGCGGAACCGGCCCCGCCACGATGAGGCCCAGCCACCGCTCGAGGAACGAGCCCCCGACGTCGTGTCGCTGGCGGGGGAGCTCGCAGCCACCGGCACCTCAGCACGAGTGGCCGAGGTGACCCGCTGGCACCACGGGGAGACCACCGACATCACCGAGGAGGTCCCCGATGCCTGACTGGCCATCGTTCCGCAGTTGGCAGACCACCACGCTCCCGGAGCCCTACCGCTCCCGCTGTCGAGCGGTCTGGGCCGCGCGAGACCTCCAAGCCCTCGTCGCTGGCGTCCGACGTCTCCTCGAGCGGATCAGGTCGGCCGTCGCCGCCGTAGTCGCGCCGCCCGTCCAGGCAGTCCGGACCCTGGGGCCTGTTCTTGACGAGATGCTGGCCGTGGCCGGTGCTCCCGCCCGGGAGGCCAGGCCGTGACGACCAGTGTCCTGCGGGCCGCGGTCCTGCGGTTCGTTGGCGCCGTGTGCGAGGTGCTCCACGCCTACGAGACCGCGGAGCGGGCTCTACCTGCTGGCCAAGGACGCCGATCCCGTCGAGGCGACCGTCGAGGTGTGGACCGACCAGCACCAGGACGGCGGCCGGATGGTGCTCGAGGTCGAGCCCTCATCCCAGACCTACACGGCCGTGGCCGGTGCGCTCGACACCGTCGGGCTCGACCTCGAGACCATGACCGTCACCGCCCCGAACGGATCCATCCACACGTTCGCTGTGGGCGGTGTGGTCCGCCGGGTTACCCATCACGGGCCGCCGACGAACCCGACGCTCGAGCGGCTCACGCCCGAGGTGGAGGCCGTGCGAGACGCCGACCGTCACCTCCACGAGATGTACGCGCTGCGTCAGAACGCTGGCCCAGCTGCTCGTGCTCTCGAGCTGGCCACGAGATAGGAACTCGCATCATGAAGCTCGTGTACCGCACCGTCGACCTCGTGTGGCTCAACACCAAGGTCGCGTTCGCCAAGATCCCGCCTACCCGCTGGGCCGTCAGCGGCGTCGCCTGGCTGCTCGGCGCCGACGCGGACGACATCATCCGCCAGAACACTGCGCTGCGAGCCTGCCCCTTCCCGACCCGCTAGCAGCCCGAGTTCCGCTCTCACCGAACCCCGAATCTGGTAACACGCCCTCGACCCGTTGCTGCGCAAGGGCATCGCTTGATCGTGTTGCCGGATCAGGTACAGTCCTCCGTATCTTGACCCGTCGTGGCTCCGGCCCGGCGGGTCTCGTCGTTCCCGGGTCGGCCTCATGGGTTGCTGGCTACTCGTCCGGTGCACAGGCTCAACACCTGTCCCGGTACGGGCTCACGGGTGACGAGGGGAGCGGAAGCCGAGGCACGCTGTCGTGCCCGACGCACCTCGGCTCCGCAACCCCACCGATGACGGAGGCAGGCCCGTGCCAGCACCCGCACGAGGCAGAGCCGAAGGCGCACGCTGGCGCCGCCTCAAAGCCCGCATCATCCGCAGAGACCACGGCATCTGCCACCTCTGCGACCGACCCGGAGCCGACAGCGCCGACCACCTCGTACCCGAAGCCCGAGGCGGACCCCGCTGGGCCGAGTCCAACCTCGCCGCCGTCCACCACAACACGTGGCCGCAGTGCAACCGCATCCGAGGCGACCGAGACATCGACATCGCCCGAGCCGAGATCGCCAAGCTGACCGGCACCGACGACGACTGGGCCTGGTGACCCCAGGGGGGGATGCCTCCCCCCACCCCCGTCTCGTCCGACCTCCGGCGTAGGACGAAAAAATCTCCCCGGCCGTTCTGGGGGTCTGACCAGGAGGTTCGCCCGTGGAGCCGCATCCCCGCACTCCCGAGGTGGAGGCCGCTGATCAGGTGCTCGATGCGGCGATCCAGCAGTGGGCTGAGGCCTACGAGCTGGTCGAGCCCGGTGACATCCTCACGGAGTACGTGGTGGTCCTCGCTGCGCAGAACCCGACGACCGAGCGGCCGGGCCGGACCCGGTACAGCTGGGGGTCGCGCCACGATGCGATGCCGCTGCACCACGTGCTGGGCCTGCTCGAGGTGGGCGCCGCTGCGGCCGATGCCTCGACCGATGACGACGGGTGGATCGACCCGTGACCTACGACGGCGAGGCGCCGATGGCTGGTGCGGTCGAGCGGCAGGTGCGGCTCGACATCGATGCCATGGGCGACGTCGACCACCCGATGGCGGAGTCGCTGGCCGAGATGGCCTACTCGCTCGCCCGCCGCCTCGAGGATCCAGAGGAGAAGTCGCCGGCCGCTGTGGCCAAGGAGCTGCGCGCCGTGCTCGCCGACCTGGCCGATGCCGCCACCGATCCGGAGGACCCGCTGGGCGACGAGCTGTCCGAACCGGTGTAGCCGGTGCAGCCATCGGCGCAGCTGGCGTGCCCGCCCCGGTTCGCCACCCAGCGGGACGAATCCCGCCAGACGCTCGGCCCGCAGATCGCCAAGACCGGCCGGCTGCTCGGCCAGCCGTTCATGCCGTGGCAGGACTACGTCGGCGACGTCATCGGCGAGATCGACCCGGTCACGGGCGAGCTCTACTACGACGAGTTCGTCATCGAGGTGCCCCGCCAGTCGGGGAAGACCACGCTGATCAAGGGCAAGGTCGTCCACCGCTGTTCGGCCACGAAGTTCTTCGGGCCCCGCCAGCACGTGGTGTACACGGCGCAGACCCGCAACAAGGCCCGGGAGAAGTTCGAGGAGGACATCGTCCCGGACCTCCAGGCGGGGGCGTTCGCCTCGCGCATGAAGCCCCACTGGGGCAACGGCAACGAGCACATCCGGTTCCAGAACGGGTCCCGGTGGGGGATCGAGGCCAACACCGAGAAGGCCGGCCACGGCGGCACGCTCGACGCCGCCGACATCGACGAGGCGTTCGCCCACGTGGACGACCGCCACGAGCAGGCGTTCGAGCCGGCCATGCTCACCCGCAAGTCCACCCAGCTCGGCGTGATCTCCACGGCTGGCTGGCTCGGCAAGTCGCCGTACCTGTGGACCAAGACCGAGACCGGCCGGCTTCACATCGTCGAGGGCTCGCCCCGGCGGCTGGCCTACTTCGAGTGGTCGGCGCACGAGGATGACGACCCCGGCGACGAGGACGTCTGGTGGCGCACGATGCCGGCGCTCGGCATCACGGTGTCGATCGAGGCGATGCGGTCCCGGTACCGCAAGGCCGTCGAGCAGGGGAAGCTCAACGGGTTCCGCCGGGCCTACCTGAACCAGTGGGTCGAGCAGGACGAGGCCGGCGAGCTCAAGATCGACCCGGCGTCGTGGGCGGCGCTCGAGCACAAGGGCGCCGTGCGGCCCAAGCCGGTCACGCTCGCCGTGGCGGTGTCAGAGGACCGGAAGTGGTCGTGCATCTGCCTTGCGGGGAAGCTCCCGGACGGGCGGGTTCACCTCCAGGTGGTGAAGACGGCGAAGGGCACCCACTGGGTGGTCCCCGAGCTGTCGAGGCTGCACCGCAAGTGGGGCGCCGGGTGGGTGGCGGTGGCTGCCGGGTCGCCGGCAGCGTCGCTGATCGGTGCGATCGAGACCGCCAAGCTGCCGCTGCTGCGCCTCTCGAAGGTCGAGCTGGCCGCCGGGTGCGGGATGTTCGCCGACGGCGTCGAGAACGGGTCGATCGCCCACACGATGCAGCCGGTCGTCACGAAGGCGATCGGCGCGGCGGGCGAGGTCCGCACCGCCAACAAGACATGGCTGTGGCAGGCGGTCGACGAGACCGACATCTCGCCGCTGTGGGGCCTCACGTGCGCCCTGTTCGCCCTCGGCAAGCCGCCGAAGCGCCAGCGCACGGGGAAGGTCGCAACGGTCCGATGAAGGGAGGTGGTGCACGATGGCGATGAGCGCGACCGCAGTGGTCTCCAAGACCAACGAGGTGTGGAAGGCCGGGAACCTCTCCCGGGCCAAGATGCGCCGCCTGGCCCGCTACGCCCGCGGCCAGCAGAAGCTCCCGTACCTGCCCGACTCCACCGACGGCGAGTACCGCGAGATCGCCAAGAAGTCCGCCTCCAACTGGGTCGACCTCGTCATCCGCTCCACCACCCAGGGCCTGTTCGTGGACGGCTACGGCGACTCGTCCGACTCGGACCTGTGGACCCAGGTGTGGCAGCCCAACGGAATGGACGCCCGCCAGCACGCCCTGCACCGCGCCGTGGAGACGCTCGGGCACTCGTACCTGATCGGGTTCCCGACCGGTGAGGACGGCGTGTGGATGCGCCCTGAGGCGGCCACCAAGCTGACCGCCGAGTACGAGGACCCATCCGACGACTGGCCCGTCTTCGCGGTCCGGGAGGTCGTGGCCAATAAGCGCTACGAGCTCTACGACGACGAGGCCCGCTACACGATGGAGGGTCGGCTGGGGAAAGGCCTCAAGCTGGTCGAGACCGCGCCCCACGACCTCGACCACGCCCCGATCGTCAAGATGCGGTCCTCGCTCGACCTGCTCGGCGAGGAGCAGGGCCAGGTCGAGGGGATCATCCCGATCCAGGACCGCATCGTCGACGCGACGTTCACGATGCAGATGGTCGCCAAGTACGGGGCGTTCCCGCAGCGGTGGATCTCCGGCATCGACATGTCGAAGCCGCTCGAGGACGACGAAGGCAACGTCATCCGCGACGCAGACGGGAACCCGAAGTACCCGACGATCAAGGCCTACATCGACTCGATCCTCCTCGCCGCCGACCCGGAGGCGAAGTTCGGCCAGTTCACCGCAGCGGACCTGCGCCAGTACGTCGAGGCGCTCGAGGCCCACATCCGCCACCTCGCCGCGGTCACCCAGACCCCGCCGCACTACCTGCTCGGCTCGCTGGTCAACCTCTCCGCTGAGGCGCTGGCCGCTGCTGAGGCCGGGCTGCAGCGCAAGATCGGCGAGAAGAAGGTCGTGCTCGGCGAGGGCTACGAGCAGGCCATGCGCATGGGTGCCGTGATCCTCGGCGAGACCGATGCTGCGAGCGACTTCTCGTCGCAGGTGCGCTGGCGCGACATCGAGTCCCGGTCGCTCGCCCAGGTGGCCGACGCCATGCTCAAGCTCACGCAGATGGGCATCCCCGTCGAGTTCCTGGTGGCGAAGCTCCCCGGGTTCTCGGGCCAGGACGTCGCCGACATCAACGCCGCCATCGAGGCGCAGGGAGGCGTGACCGCCCTCGTGCAGAACCTCCTCAACGGCCAGCTTCCCAAGCCTGAGCCGCTCGCCGCCTGATGGCCACCGCCCTCGGCCGGCGGCTCACCGAAGCCCACCGAATCGCCCAAGGGCAGATCGGCTCGGCCACCGCCGGCCTGCTCCTGCCGGTGTGGCGCATGCTCGACATCGACGACCTCGACCGCACCGCGTCCAGCTGGGCGAGCACCGCAGTCACGGTGATCGCCCACCAGCGCCAGGTGTCGGCGAAGGCTGCTGCCGCCTACCTGAACGCCTTCCGAGCCGCCGAGCTCGGCAAGACCGCCCCGCCGCTCACCCTCCCAACGGTCCCCGAGCTCGGCCGCACCGCCGCCACCACGAGCATGCTCGTCACGGGCCCGTGGGACCTCAAGGGCAAGATCGGCCGGGGCATGCCCCTGTCGAAGGCGCTCGAGCAGTCGCTCGCCGGATCCACCTCGGCCGGGATCCGTCACGCCGTCAACGGCGGCCGGGACCTCGTGCTCGCCACCCGAGACGCCGACCCCAAGGCCACCGGGTACGTGCGGGTCACCTCCGGTGGCGCCTGCGCCTTCTGCGAGGAGATCGCCGCCCACTCCGAGACCAACCCAGCGCTCGGCGGTGACTTCCAGACCCACGACGGCTGCAACTGCCAGCCCGAGCTCACCTACGGCTGACCGAGACCGCCCACCAGGCCGCCTTGAGCGGGCTGGTGGACACGACCCCGCCGAACCCGGCGGGGGACCCACCACGGCCCGCCCTGGGCCGGACCACTCCACCAGGAGGACACATGGCAGACGGCGACGAGCCGACGTTCACCCCGCCCACGAGCCAGGAGGAGTTCGACCGCATGGTCGGCGCCCGCCTGCAGCGCGAGCGGGAGAAGTTCGCCGACTACGACACCCTCAAGGAGAAGGCCGGCAAGTTCGACGAGGCCGACGCTGCGTCCAAGACGGAGCTCCAGAAGCTCCAGGACCAGCTCGCCGACAAGGACAAGGAGCTGGCCAACCTCCCCGCCACCGTGCGCAAGCAGGCCCTGGCGTTCGCCTCCCAGGCGGCCGCTGCCGGCTTCGCCGACCCCGAGGACGCCCTGGTGTTCCTCGGCTCCGACGTCGACCTCTCCGACAAGGACGCCGTGAAGACGGCGCTCGACGAGCTGGCCGAGCGGAAGCCCCACCTCCTCGCTCCCGAGGAGCCGAAGAAGCGGCTCCAGACGAAGCCCAAGCCCAAGGGCGGCAAGACCCCCGACGGCGAAGAGGAGGGCAAGAAGCCCGAAGGCAAGGCGGCCGTGGCCGCTGCGCTGCGCGGCTTCGCCCAGCAGAAGAAGTAGCCCGGCGCCCGCCGCGGCTTCATCCCCGCCACACCCAAGGAGAAGACCGTGGCTGACATCACCCGCGACGACATCGCGACCCTCATCCAGGAGGAGTACTCGAGCGAGCTGCTCGGCACCGCCTCCACCACCAGCGCCGTCCTGTCGGTCGCCCGCACGGTGCCGCTCGGCACGAAGGTGACCAACATGCCGGTGCTCGCCACCCTCCCCGAGGCCGACTTCGTCTCGGAGTCGGCCACCGACGATGCCGGCAAGAAGCCGACGTCGAAGGCGACCTGGGCGAACAAGCAGTTCGTGGTCGAGGAGATCGCCGTGATCATCCCCGTCCACGAGGACACCCTCGAGGACGCCACCGAGGACCTCGTCACCGAGCTCACCAACGAGGGCGGCGCCGCCATCGGCCGCAAGCTCGACGGTGCCATCCTGTTCGCCACCGACAAGCCGGCCACCTGGACCTCTCCGGGCCTCCTGGCCGCCGCCGTCGGCGCGGGCCAGGCGGTCACGGTCAGCCCCACCCCCGGTGAGGACGACCTCGCCGGCTCGATCTACCAGGCTGCCGGTCTGGTCGACGAGGCCGGGTGGGACCCCGGGGCGCTGCTGGCCCCCCGTGGCCTGCGCTACCGGCTCGCCAACCTGCGCGGTGAGGACGGCGCACCGATCGTCCAGGGCACCCTCCAGAACGGCGTCGCCGCCGGCGGCTCCGTCATCGGCCTCGAGGCCGGCTGGGTCCCCGGCATGGTCTGGGACCGTGACGAGGCCGAGGCCCTCGTCATCGACCCGATGCGGGTCCTCGTCGGCATCCGCCAGGACATCACCGTGAAGTTCCTCGACCAGGCCACCGTCGGCGGCATCAACCTGGCTGAGCGCGACATGGTCGCCCTGCGGTTCAAGGCCCGGTACGCCTACGTGCTCGGCAACACCCGCACCCAGGAGGGCGACGCCCCCAAGGTGCCCGTGGCCGCGGTCCTGCCCGCCTCTGGCAGCTGACCCGAGGCGATGAGCGCTCCACCGCCCGTGACGCCGACGGACCTCGGCACCTGGCTCGACCAGGACATCGAGGCTAACGACGCGCGGGCGGTGGCCCTCATCGCCGCTGCGTGGGGGATGGTCTGCGACGCCGCCGGCCAGACCTTCACCGACGACCAGGGCAACCTGGTCAACCCCGTCCCATCCAAGGCGGTCACCTACACCAAGGTCGCCGCCTCCCGGGGCTGGCTCAACCCGGCCGGCGCCCAGCGTCAAGCCAAGACCCTCGGCCCCAAGACCAGCGACACCTCATGGCCCGCCTACGGCGTGTCGCTCACCGACGACGAGAAGGCCGAGCTCGCCGCTCTGCCCGGTGGCCCCACCGCAGGCATCACCGGCCTCGGCTCCGTCACGCTGCGCGCCCCCCGGGGCACCTCGCCCTCCCACGGGCCGCGGTTCAACGACTGGGACGAGTGCTGGTGAACGTCGCCATCGTCGCCCCGAGGCGCCCCGACGGCGGCCACCGCGACCGGCTCTGGGACCTGTGCCGCAGCGAGCTCGAGCGCGACTTCCCGGACTGGCCCATCCACGAGGGCCGCCACGACGACGGCCCGTTCAACCGATCCGCTGCCATAAACGCCGCCGCCGAGCAGGCAGGGGACTGGGACGTCGCCGTCATCGTCGACGCCGACATCACCATCACACCCGACCAGCTGCGAGCCGGCGTCGAGCGCGCCCAGCAGACCGGCCGCATGGTCCTCCCGTACAAGGTCCGCCGCTCGGTCAACCGGACCGGCACCGAGCAGATCCTCAACGGCTACCGAGGCTCGTGGGCCCGGTGGGTCGAGGAGACCCAGGAATGGAACGTCTCCACCGTCGTCATCGTCCCCCGCCCGCTGTGGGACGCCGTCGGCGGGTTCGACGAGCGCTTCATCGGCTGGGGCGGCGAGGACGAGGCGTTCCACGCCGCCTGCCTCGCCCTCGCCGGCGTCGACCGGCTCGACGGCGACACCTGGCACCTCTGGCACCCCAAGGACCCGTCCCGGGACCACCGGACCCCCGAGTACCGGATGGTGCTCGGACTCGCCGACCGCTACGTCGAGACGGCCAGCCCCGGCGCCGACCGCCGCCGCCCCAGCGACATGGCCTGCACCGACCCGGAGCCGATGCGCCGCCTGCTCGCCGAGCCCCGCACCGATGACCAGATCGTCGTCGTGTGCATCACCAACGGCGCCCGCGACACCCTCGCCAAGACCATCCACTCCGCCCGCACCATGCTCCAGGGCCCAGTCGGCCGCTGGGTCATCTGCGACGGCTCCAAGGGCAAGCACGGCCGCATCGCCGCCGAGAACCCCGACTGGGACGTCATCGACACCGGCCAGGACCCCGGCTACGGGCTCGCCATGTCCCGCGCCTACGACATCGCCGTCGCCTCCGGGCAGCCGTGGGTGTTTTGGCTCGAGGACGACTTCACGTTCCCGCAGCCCATGGACCTCCGGGCGATGCAGTCCGTCATGGACCAGCACCCCGACCTCGCCCAGCTCGCGCTCCTGCGCCAGGCCTGGTACGAGCCCGAGATCGAGGCCGGCGGGATCATCGAAGCCGCACCCGACAAGTTCACCCAGCGCGAGGGCTGCGTTGCCCACCGGGCGTTCTGGACGTCGAACCCGATGCTGTGCCGCCGGTCGCTGCTGGCCCGTCACCGGTGGCCGAAGGGCCAGTACAGCGAGGGCCGGTTCGGCCGGCAGCTCTTCACCGCCGACCGCCAGGCGCACAGCGCGTTCTACGGGTCGATCGGCGACCCGCCGCGGACCACCCACATCGGAGAAGAGAGGGCCGGACGTGGCTACTGACACCGCCGTGCTCATCCCCTTCGCAGGCACCGACCCCGACCGCACCGCCGCCTACCACCACATCGCCCAGCGGCTCACCGACGCCGGCATCCCGGTGGTCACCGGCACCGCCCCGGCCGAGCCGTGGTGCAAGGCCGACGCCGTAGACGACGCCCTCACCCGCACCGACGCCGAGATCCTCGTCATCCACGACGCCGACGTCTGGTCCGACGGCACGCTCGAGGCCATCGCCCACGTCGAGGCGGGCGCCCCGTGGGCGGTTCCGCACCGGCTCGTCCGCCGCCTCGACGCCAACGCCACTGCCCAGATCCACCGGGGCACCACCACCTACTCGACCGAGCTGCGCCTCGACCGCAAGCCGTACTACGGCCACGCCGGCGGCGGGATCACCGTCCTGCGCCGCAGCACCTACGAGTCCTGCCCGCTCGACCCCCGCTACACCGGCTGGGGTCAGGAGGACGACGCCTGGGCGCTCGCCCTCACCACCCTCCACGGCAAGCCGTGGCGCGGCACCGCGCACCTCTGGCACCACTGGCACGCCCCGCAGGAGCGCCGGGACAGCTTCGTCGGCTCCGACGCCAGCGAGGCGCTCTACGCCCGCTACCTGGCCGCCAACGGCCACCCCGACGCCATGCGGGTCCTGATCGGCGAGGCCCGCTACCACCACTACCGGTCCCGCCACGTGGCCGGCTTCGCCGCCGCCGACCTGCGTCCCTACCTCGACGCGGTCGAGTCCTCGTGCCGCGAACTGGCCGCCGGGACCCAGCTCCCCGCCGACCTGGTCGACGGCATGCTCACCGCGCCGACCTCAGCCGACGTGCTGACCGCCAGCCGGAGCGACCAGTGACCGGCGAGACGATCACCCGCCAGCGCGGCACCCGCACCGACTCCGGCCGACGGGGCGACCACCCGATCGACTGGAGCAACCCCGACGAGGAGACCTCCACCGGCTGGCTGATCACCCCCAAGGGGTCGAGCGAGGACAACGCCGGCCGCTCCTCAGTCACCGACGACCTCGAGCTGTACCGCGAGGGCGAAGCTGTCGACATCGTGGCCGCCGACCGGCTCATCCTCCGAGGCGACGCCAGCCACCCCTACGAGGTCCAGGGCGACCCCGACGTGTGGGACGACCCCGACGACCCGGCTATGGCATCGATGACCGTTACGGCCAGGAAGGTGAAGGGCTGATGCGAGTCGAGCTGAACAGCGACGAGATCGCCCGCATGCTGCGCTGCGAGGGCCCATACGAGCCGATCGCCGACGACCTGCTCCGCCGTGGCCGCCTGATCGCCGAGTCGGCCGGTGACGGGTTCGAGGCCGAGGGCGGCCCGGGCGCCAACCGGTACCGGGTCACCGTGTTCACCGCCACCCCTGAGGCGATGCGCCGGGAGGCCACCGACCGGGTCCTGGTCCGAGCCCTGGACGCCGGCCGTGGCTGAACGGGTCCAGTTCGCCGACGCCGCCGACGTAGCGATCACTGTCGCCAATGCCGCCGTCACCCCTCCGGTGTCGGGTGACGTCCCCGATGAGCGGCCCGACCTGTTCGCAACCATCACCCGCCACGGCGGCCTGTCGGTTCACCACGGCCTCATCGACGAGGCCACCCTCGTCGTCGAAGCATGGGGCCAGACCCCGGCCGACGCCCACGACCTCGGCCAGGACGTCCGCTCGGCGCTGCTCGCCGCTTCTGGGAGCGTGGTCGACGGCTGGACCGTGTACCAGGTCGAAGACCTCGCCGGCCCCGGCGACCTGCCCGACCCCCGATCCGAGCAGCCCCGGGTCACGCTCACCGTGAAGTTCCCGGTGCGGAGCCGGTGAAGATCATCCTCGGCGGCCACCTCGGCGCCTACCTCCCCGGCGACACCATCGCCGCCGACGACAAGTGCGGCCAGGCCCTCATCGACGCCGGCTGCGCCCTGAGCGCCCCGGATACCGCTGCGGTCCAGGAGGCCCACCCGAAGGCCCCCACGCTCGACTACCTGCGGGCCTACGCCGCCGACCACGGCTGCTCGCTCACCGACGCCGCAGCGGCCATCGCCGCCGCCCGCTGAACCACCCGCCGGCCCGCTCGCCGAACCCCTTGACCCTGGAGGTCAGCCATGCCCAACGCCAACGTGCGCGTCTACCTCGGGGGCCAGGTCTTCCGAGCCCCCCTCGGCACCCCGCTGCCGGCCACCCCGACCGCCGAGCTCGACCCCGCTTTCGAGAACCTCGGCATCCTCACCGACGACGGGATCACCGACGACCCCGGCCGCGGCGCCAAGAACATCCTCGCCCTCGGCGGCCAGAACGTCCGCACCTACGTCGAGACCGAGGAGCCGACCGTGAAGGTCACGTGCCTCGAGGAGAACGCGGTCGTCCAGTCGATCGTCAACCCCGGCGGCGTCCCGGTCACCGAGGACGGCATCACCACCACCACCCGTGCCCGCTGGGAGCCCAACCCCGGCGTGTTCGTCGTGAAGGGCAAGGACGGCGACGTCCACGACCTCTACGGGTTCAGCGGCGAGGTCGCCGACGTCGGCCCCCGGGTGAAGAAGGCCGACGCCGCCACCCGCGAGCTGACCATCGCCGTCTACCCCGACGACGACGGCAACTACGGGACCGACATCACCGACGACCCGGCCCAGGCCGTCGCCACCGGCAGCTGATCGACGGCCGGGGGCTTCCTGAGCGGGTCGGTCCCCGGCCGCCGTCACCAACCAGACCCGCTCGACCCGCCCTGCGCCAGCCCCGACCGGGGGACCCCGGCGCGCCACCACAAGGAGACCCGCTCATGTCCAAGCGCTACAAGCAGCCGCCCGTCGACTTCCTCGACTTCCTCGACAAGCAGGACCGCGAGGGCTCGATCCCCCTCGACGTCGGCGATAAGCGGTTCTACGTCCGGTCCGCCGTGCTCCTCACCGACGAACAGGCGAAGCTCGCCAACTCCGACGACGGCGACGAGCTCGAGCTGGCCAGGTCGATGGTCGACGACTACGACGGCCTCTGCGCCGCCCTCGCCGAGCACGGCCACCCCGGCGGCGCAGCGATGGCCATCATGGCGATCGTCGGCGAGCAGGCCCAGCAGATCGCCGCCGGGCAGGGCGCCGACGTGGGGGAATCCGAGGGCTCCACCGGCTCCTGAGGGAGCACGGAGGGGCCATCGAGGCCGACCTGTCCCGCTACCACGGGCTGCAGCTGTGGGCCGAGCTCGGCGGGCCACGGCTCCCCTGGTGCCGTCTCCGGGTGCTCGTCGAGCACCTGCCGCCCGACTCTGCCTACGCCCGGGCGACCGACCCGGACCGCTACCACGAGTGGACCGAGGTGTCCCCGCAGCTGCTGCGCGAGATCCACCTCGAGCTGCAGCTCCTCCGGTTCATGTGGGCCGACGAAGCAAGCCGGGGCGCCGTCCCCGAGCGGATCCCGTTCCCCTGGGAGGCCGCCGAGCAGCAAGCCCGCGACGAGGAGCTCGTCGCCCAGTTGCGCGCCAACGAGTAGCCGCCCGGGAGGTGGACGATGGGTACCGAGCTTGCCACCGCCTACCTGTCGCTGGTTCCCTCGTTCAAGGGCGGCAAGGCGGCGATCGCCAAGGAGTTCGGCGGCGGCGGCTCCCAGGCCGCGGCATCGACCGAGTCGGCGTTCAAGCGGTCGACCGGCCGGATCGGCACCGGGTTCAAGTCGATGTTCCAGACGGCGGCGGTGGCAGGCGCCGGCGTGCTGGCCGGCGTCGGCCTGATCGGCGGCGGCCTGTACAAGATCGGGTCCGACTTCGACGAGGCCAGCGACACCATCCGGGTGGCCACCGGCAAGACCGGCATGGCCCTCGCCGGGCTCAACAGCGATTTCAAGGCCGTGGTGCAGGACGTGCCGGCCTCGTTCGCTGATGCGAGCGCTGCGGTCGGCGATCTCAACACCCGTGTCGGTCTGACCGGGAAGCCGCTGCGGGGCCTGTCGTCCCAGTTCCTCGAGCTGTCACGGCTGACCGGCGTCGACCTCAAGACGAACATCGCGTCGACCACCCGGGTGTTCGGCGACTGGCAGATCAGCGCCGCCGACATGCCCGCGACCCTCGACAAGATCTTCCGGGCGTCGCAGGCCAGCGGCATCGGCATCGACAAGCTGACCGAGTCCGTCGTCCAGGTCGGCGCCCCCCTGCGCAACCTCGGGTTCGGGTTCGACGAGTCCCTCGCCCTGCTCGCCCAGTTCGACAAGGCCGGCGTCAACACGAACACCGTGTTCGCCGGGCTCAAGGCCGGGGTCGGGAAGCTGGCCAAGGCCGGCGAGGACGTACCTGACACCTTCCGGCGCGTGGTCGGCGAGATCACGAAGATGGGCCCCGGTACGGAGGCCACCGCCAAGGCCATCGAGCTCTTCGGCCAGCGGGCCGGTCCAGATCTCGCGGACGCCATCGCCGGCGGGAAGTTCTCGACCGACGCCATGCTCAAGTCGATCACCGGCGGGACCGACACCATCCGCAAGGCCGGCAAGGACACGGCCGATTTCGGTGAGAAGTGGACCCTGATCAAGAACCGGGTGTTCGTCGCGCTCCAGCCGATCGCGAGCCGGGTGTTCGACGCCATCGGCTCCGGCATGGACAAGCTCGGCCCGATCGCCGGCACCTTGTTCGCCGGGCTGCGGCAGGGCTTCAACCTGCTGTTCCGAGGGGATTTCACCGGCGGCGGCCCGTTCGCCGAGGACTCCCCGTTCGTCGACAACATGCTCAAGCTCCGGGTGACCTTCCAGACGAAGATCATCCCCGCCGTCAAGTCGGCGTTCACCCAGGTCCGCGACGCCGTCACCGGCGCCATCACGTGGCTGCGCAGCGTCGACTGGGCCAAGGTCTTCAACGACGCCAAGGCGTTCGTCACCCCCATCGTCGAGGCCGTCTCCAAGCTGGCCGGCACCGTGATCCGGTTCGCGGTCGCGGCCTGGCCCCAGGTCGTCGACGCCTTCAACTCGGCCAAGCCGACCCTCACCACGATCGCCACCGTGGTCCGCAACACCGTCGCCGCCGGCGTCCGGATCGCGTCGAGCGCCATCGCGCTGCTCACCCGCCACATCCGGATCCTCAAGCCGATCCTGCTCACCACCGCTGCCGCGTTCGCCGGGTACAAGGCCGCCAAGACCGCAGCATCCGGCATCCGGTCCGTCACCTCGGCGTTCCGGTCGATGGGCTCCGCCGCCTCCAAGGCCAAGGGGTTCCTCACCAAGGCCGGCACGGACGGCTACTCGAAGATCGACAAGCTCCGCCTCGGGTTCATGCGGGCCCGGGAGGCCGGCTCGAAGCTGTGGGGCGGCGTGAAGTCCGGCGCCTCGAAACTGGCCGACTACGGCAAGACCGCTGCCTCGGCCGCGAAGGACATCGCGAAGACGACCGCCGCGTGGGTCGCCCAGAAGGTGGCGCTGCTCGCCGCCAAGGCCCAGCAGGTGGCCCTCACCGTCGCCCAGAAGGCCGCAGCGCTCGCCCAGTGGGCACTGAACGCCGCGATGAACGCCAACCCGGTATCGCTCATCGTGCTGGCCCTCGCCGCTCTCGTCGCCGGCCTGGTCCTGGCCTACAAGAAGGTCGGCTGGTTCCACGACTTCGTCGACGCCGCCTTCCGGGGGATCAAGACCGTCGTCGGCGCCGTGGTCGGCTTCATCCGCAAGCACTGGCAGCTGCTCCTCGCGATCCTGACCGGCCCGATCGGCCTCGCCGTGCTGGCCATCGTCAAGAACTGGGACAAGATCAAGGCCGGGTTCCGGGCCGTGAAGTCGTTCATCGGCGCCCGGGTGTCGGACATCGTCGGGTTCATCCGGGGGATCCCCGGCCGCATCCGAGCGGTCGTCTCCACGATGTGGGACGGGCTCAAGAACGGGATCCGCCTCGCCCGCAACTTCGTCCGGAACCGCTTCAACGACATCGTCGGGTTCGTCAAGGGCATCCCGGCACGGCTCAAGTCGATCGCCGACCGGCTCAAGGACGCCCTCCTCGCCCCGTTCAAGGCCGCCTTCAAGGCCGTCGCCGGGCTGTGGAACTCCACCATCGGCAAGCTCTCGTTCGAGATCCCTTCCTGGGTTCCGTCGATCGGCGGCAAGAGCTGGAACGTCCCCGACATCGACACCGACACGTTCGACAAGTACCACTCCGGTGGCCGGCTCCGCCGCATCCCCGGGCGCACCGGCGAGGAGGTCCCGTTCATCGGGCTCGCCGGCGAGCGGGTCCTGTCGATCCCCCAGACCCGCGCCTGGGAGTCCGCCATGGCCCGGCGGGGCGGCGACAGCGGGACCGGCTGGGGCGGCTGGGTGTTCCAGGGCCCCGTCACGTTCGGCGACAGCGCCCGCCAGACCGTCCGGGACCTCCGGCTCTTCTCGATGGCCCAGGGCCAGGAGGTGGCACGCTCATGACCACCGTCGGATGGAAGGCCCGCAGCTGGGGCACCCCGGACAGCGACGTGTTCATCCTCGGCCTGCCCGGCATCGAGGACCGGATCAACAACGCCGCCAACATCACCGGCGGCCGCGACGGCGGCGCAGCCGCCCCGTCGTTCGCCGACATCAAGGCGTTCGTCGCCGACATCGTCGTGTTCGCCGACTCCGACGCCGACATGGACGAGAAGCTCCGGGACATCTACGCCGTCACCTGGGGGAGCACCGACCCGACCGCCGAGGACCCGTTCACCTTCACGATCCCCGGCCAGGAGGAGCTCACGGTGTTCTCCCGGTTCACGAACCGGCAGAACCCGACCAGCTTCGAGACCCGCGACCGCTTCCGGGCGTGCCGCCTCCAGATCGCCTACGAAGCCACCGACCCGATGGTGTACGCCGCCCTGGAGACCGCTGCGCTGAACACCGGCGGCTCGCTCACGATCGACAAGGGCTGGGCGCCGTCGAACCGCTGGACCTGGACCGCCGCCGGCCCGTCGACCAACGCCCGCCTCGAGATCGCCACCCCCGGCTACCCCGACAAGGTCGTCCACCTGTCGGGCAGCATCCCGTCCGGCAAGACGCTCACCGTCGAGTCCCGGCCGGACCTGCTGGTGACCGAGATCGACGGCGACCCCGTGTACTCCCGGTTCGACAACGGCGACCCGGACTTCCCCGCCGAGTTCCCGAAGCTGCTCCCCGGCCAGACCGTCACCCACCTCGGCACCGGCACCGCAGGGACGTTCTCGTACTGGCCGGCCCGCCCGTGAGCCTCCTCCCGCCGATCGCGCCCCCGGCACCAGCTCGTGCGGTCCTCCCAGCTCGGGCCCGGCTCCGAGCGGTCCCCGGTCCGGCACGGATCGCTCCGAGGGCGCCGATCCCCGTCGTCTACCCGGCCGGCCACGACGACCGGCTCCTCCTCGTCCAGACCGCCACCAGCGAGCGCGACGGCAAGCGGCTCGCCGAGGTGCGCGGCTGGAAGACCACCGACAACGAGTCGTGGGTCCTCAACGGCGTCGGCAGCTACGGGTTCGGCTGCTCCGCCTGGAACGACGCCATGGAGCACCTCGTCGCCCCCGGCACCGTCGTCGACCGCGCCGGAACGATGCGGCTCATCGGCCGCGAGGTCCAGCGGTGGCGCGACGGCAACCTGATCTGGGCCGGGCCCCTCGTCACCGGACACCCCCTCGCCAACGGCACCGTCACCTTCGGGGCCAACGACCTCGGCTGGCACCTCTACCGCAAGTTCTTCGGCGCCGCCGAACGCCGCGATCTGCTCCTCGGGTTCGGCTCGATGGACTCGCCGACGCTGTCCGGCTGGATCGTGAACGGCGCCGTCACGAAGACGCAGGACACCGGCGACAAGGTCCGCGGTGCCGGGTCGATGCGGCTCTCCGGGACGGGGTCGGTGACCCGGTCGTTCACGCAGCCGGCACGCCAGATCATGCCGCCCGTGCGGCTGACGGGGCGGGTGAAGGTCCCAACCGGCACTCCGGTCGGGACGCTGATCGCCCGGATCACCACCCGCACCGCCGACGGGGACCTCATCGACCAGGTCGAGATCCGTACCGACGAGTCCACAGTCCTCGGCACGTGGCAGCTCGTCGGCGGCTCCGCCCGACAGGCCAACGGGATCCCAGTCACATCCACCGTCTACCTCTCGTCGCCAGGGATCCACGGCGACACGAAGTTCGACGACGTCCGTGCGCTCGAGAACAACACCACGGGTACGACGCATGTCAACGGCGACGATTTGGTGCGTCACATAGAGGCAGGGCTCCGCCACATCCAGAATGATGCGGGACAGGGGCCTGGGTTCGGGTTCGGCCTGCGTATTCTCGATTTCACGGGCACCGTGGAGGTGATCGGGGAGCGGCACGTCAACCACCTCCAGTTCTCCGACTTCCTCACCCGCTACACCAGCCGTGACGACGGCCTCGACTGGAGGATCGACCCGCTCGCCCGGGAACTCGTGGTCGGGCCCCGCATCGGCGTCGACCACGACAACATCGCCCTGCACGACCGCTCCGTCCGCGCCGGCGGCTACCTGCACGACGAGACCTCGATCGCCGCCAAGACCGTCGTCCCCGGCGACTCCGACGGCTACGACCGGGCCGAGGGCGGATGGCTCGACGCAACCGACACCGACGGCATCGTGTACGACGACTTCTTCCAGCCTCCGGCCGGCACACCGCTGTCCGCCCTGGACCCGATCGCCAAGCAGCGCCACGCCCAGGTCTCCCAGGCGCAGACCACGCTCGACGACCTCGCCATCTCCGACGAGTACCTCGGCGTCGTCAACCCCGGCGACACCATCCCCGGCTCGATGCGGATCGGCTGGTTCCGGCTCCCCGGCGGCCGCCGCCGGATCGGCCAGGTCACCCTCAACGCCGAAGCGGGACAGCTGGAGCTCGTCTGATGCCCCTCTCACCCGACTTCCCCGGCCAGCGGCTCCCACCACCGCCACGGCGGGCCACGACCGCCTGGTACCTCGGCAACCTCAACGCGTGGAAGCGCCACGAGGAGCGGCCCGTGAGCGGCCAGTCCGTGCGCAGCGAAGCGGAGGCCGACTCGGTCCCGGTGTTCGAGCCGGTCACGCTGTCGTTCGACAACACAGCGGTACCGGGCGACCCGGGAGTCGTCGAGTTCCCCGCCGGGCACCTCTGGGCCGTCCACGTCCGCGTCAACTGGTTTGGGGTCGACTCGGAGTTCGAGTACCCGGAGGGCTACCACCCGCACTTCTACGGCGAGGTGTCCGCCGACAGCGTCCGGGACTCCCGGGTCATCTCGGGGCACCCGGATTCGATCACGACCTACGACCTCAACGGCTACGCCACCGGCACCCGGAGCTACCGGTGCATCTCGTACCCGCCGGTCGGCTACCCGACGGTCCAGTCGGCGACCCTCGTCATCTCGGCCGTGTGGGTGCGCGCCGCCGGACCCGGCGAAGAGTTCTAACGCCACCACGGCCGGCACGGCCGTGAGTCAAGGAGGCCCACGTGGCTGAAGTCGAGTCGTTCCTGTTCACCGGCACAGCCGGCCAGCTCCAGACCCTCGCCGCCGGCACGATCAAGGTGCTGTTGCTGTCGACGAACGCGGTCGACAACCTGGACCCGCTCCTCACCGACGTCACCCAGCTCGATGGCGACGAGATCAGCGGCGGCGCTTACGGCCGCCAGACCCTCACCGGCACCGAGTGGGACACCGACGGCACCTGGCCCGGCCTCAAGGCCGACAACACCACCTTCACCGGCCTCGACGTCACCGAGCCCGACACCGTCGGCGCCGTAGTCGCCTACCACGACGCCACCGGGGCACTCGTAGGCGGGATCCGCTGGACCCCCGTGCCGGTGACCGGGGATCTGCCGATCCAGTGGCGCAACGGCTACATCGTCACCCTCGTCCTCGGCGGCGACCTCCCCGACGCCACCCCCGCCGACGCCGGCCTCGTGCTCACCGTCGACACGGACGGCAACTACGTCCTCGGCGAGGCGGCCGGCGGGAGCGGATCGGTCAACTGGGCGGGCGAGTGGGACGACGCCACCACCTACAGCACCGGCGACCTCGTCACCACCACCGGAGTCGCCGCAGGCCTGTTCGTCGCCACCGACGCCAGCACCAACCAGCCGCCCGCCGACACCCCCAGCGTCTGGGACCTGCTCGTCCAGACCAGTGCCGGGGCCTGGACCACCTACATCGACGGCACCCCGACCGGCATGCCCGGCTGGGTCGCCCTCGTCGACCTCGGCGGCCCGCCAGGACCCCGCACCCGCCGCCTGGCCGACGGGCGGATCGAGTGCAGCGGGCTCGCCATGTACATCGACAGCGGCGGCACCCCCGCCGAGGTCCCGCCGGACACCGTGCTGTGCACCATCGACCCCGAGCACGTCCCGTCCGAGCAGACGGCGTTCACCGCCATCGGCGTCGACGTCTACGGCGGCGGCGCCCCGCTCGGCTTCGCCCAGGTCGCGTTCACCCAGGACGGCGACGACCTCAACATCGTCGTCATGTCCGTGCCGACCGGATCGACCGGCATCGTCATCTCCCCGACCACCTGGGACACGCTGTGATCCGCCACATCGCCACCTTCCGCCTCGTCGGCGGCACCCCGGCTCTCGCCACCGTCATCGACACCGCAGCCCGCACCGAGACCGTCTACGAGGACGACGGCGAGACCACCGCCGAAGTACGCGACTGGACCCCGCCGCCACCGAACGCCGTCGCAGCCGCCACCGCCGCGCTCGCCGCGCTACCGGCCGAGACCGCCGCCCAGATGGCCACGGTCGTCACGTTCGGCGCCGGGCTCGTCGACCGCCGAGGCGACCTCACCCAAGCCGTCGCCACCGGCGACCCGCTCGCCGGCGTCACCGTCCTCTCCGCCGCCGTCGAAGCCGCCGCCACCACCACACCCGACCAGGAGGTCACCCCATGAGCAAGCTCCGTGCTGCTGTCATCCGCGCTCTGCGCACCACCGCTCAGACAGCGGTCGCCCTCATCGGCACAGCCACCGTTGTGGAAGCGGTGGACTGGCGGGTCGTCGTGTCCGGTTCGGCGCTGGCTGGTCTGCTGTCGCTGCTCACGTCGGCTGCCACCGACCTGCCCGAAGCGGACTCGGACTCGTGAACGCCGCACCGGATCTCCCCGAGCACTGGACGATCGAGCCGCTCCACCCAGACGACCTCGCTCCCGAAGGCAACCCTGACCACGACTGCGACGGTAGCGACGGTGAGTGACGCACAGGGCCGCGGCTGGGGACCGGGCTGGCCCAACTGCCAGGTCGGCAGCATCGTCACGCTCACCCGATCCGATGGCCTCCGCCAGCCGATCCGCCGCGAGATCGCCGCTCTCGTCGCCTGGCTCATCGACGAGACCGAACGCCGCGGCTACGACGTCCGCCCCGACTGGACATGGGGCTACGCGTGCCGTGCTATCCGCGGGTCGAACACGGCGAGCAACCACAGCTGGGGCTTGGCCATCGACATCAACGCCCCCACCAACCCGATGCTCTACGGCAAGCCGGGATGGCAGGCGCTCCACGACGCCGGCCGCACCGACATGCCCGCCTGGATGCCGCCCCTGTGGAACCAGTACGGGTTCCGCTGGGGCGGCGACTACGCGTCCCGGCAGGACGCCATGCACTACGAGTTCATGGGCACCCCAGCCGACGCAGCCGCCGAGACCGCCAAGATCACGCAACCGGAGGACGACATGTACACCGACGGAGACCGCGCCCGCGACGTCCAGACCGCCCAGCGGGTGGACAGGCTGTGGGAGGACTACGGCCGCCCCGGCAAGGGCGTCCGCCAGGTGATCGCCGAGATCGCCCAGCGGACCAAGGACATCGCCTCGGGCAAGCGCCCGACGAAGGGCTGATCCCGGTTCCGATGGCTCGCACAGCGGAACGACGATCAGAAGACGTGCCCACCCGGCTCCTCCTCCTCGAAGGCGACGCCGACCGCACCGACACGCAGCTCACCGAGATGAACGACCGCATCGGGAAGATGCTGTGGGCGATGGTCGGCATCCTCATCTCAACCACCACGGCCGCAGTGCTGCTGGCCCTCAACCTCGCAGTAGGGAGGGGCTGACCATGCCTCACGTCCGTCGCCAGAACCGTCTGCTCAGTGCCGTGCTCGTCCTCGCGGCCGTTTCCGTGGCCGCCACGGTCATCATCATCATCTTCGGGCTGCCGAAGATCTTCGCCTCAGCCAACAACTCACAGGCCGTCAAGCGCGGCTCCGACCTCCAGGCGTGCCGCTCGACCTACGCCTCCCAAGTCACTGACGCCACGACCCAGGCCAACGACCTTGTGCTCCGCGGTCTCGCGGCGGTCGGGCGCGGCGACGAGGCGGGGCTCGCTCTGCTCGTAGAGGACCCGCCCGGTCCAGCGGTGTCGCCGATTGACACAGCTCGTGCCCTCGTCGTCAAGCGCAACGACGCCTACCTGGAGGCCGTGCAGCTCTCCCGCTCGGACCCCGACGCGTTCCTGCGTTCCTGCGACCGGCTGCCCGAGGTCAAGCCGAGCGGCTGACCGCCGTTCACGCCGTCACGAACAGCGATCAGCCGACGATCCGTCAATAGGCCCCTGGCTGGGCCACCACCGATGCGAGCGCCGTCCGCCCCTCACCCGGGGGGTTGGGCGGCGCTTCGTCGCGTCTGGGGTCAGCCAGCGCAACTCGTCTCGAAGGTGAGGTACCTGTCGTTCGAGATCACGGTTCCGCCGGCGGAGCGGACGCGCAGGTGGATCGTGCCTGGCAGCTTCTGGCCGTAGTACTCCTGGACGAACGTTGTTCGGAACTTGCTCCCCGAATCCACCGTGGCGGTGATGGCGCCGGCTTGCTCCCCGGTGTCTGAAGTCCGGTACCACTTGAGGTCGACCCACTTGCCGCCGACCGTGCGCTGCACGGTCACCTTCGGAGTCTTCACGCCTTCGTCGAGGGAGCCCTTGACCGTCACGTCCGACCCGGCGGTGCATGTACCGCCCGATAGGGCCATCGAGATTCCCACGGTCGGCGTAGGTGGAGGCGTGGGCTCGCACGCCGCCAGGGTCACCACGGCTGCTACTGCGGCCACCAGAACGAGAACTCGACGCATCGAACCGCCTCCCTTGCCTGGGTCCCCATCGGACTCGGCGTCCCAAGCGTAGACGGACGCCCCCGCTCCAGTCACTAGGACGTGCCCTACCTGAGGGCTGACGTGGCCCAGATGTGGCCTTGAGTCTTCGCCAGGCCGTCGCCTACGCGGGTCAGCGGCCCCCGAAAGGACCGCTGACCTGCTGTTCTCTGAGTCGGGGTGGCGGGATTTGAACCCACGACCTCTGCGTCCCGAACGCTTCATCGGCTGATCCTCTGACCTGCGCATTCGTCCGGATCTGGCCCGTGACCTGCGTAAACAGAGGTTCGCAAGGGTGCGCAGCGGAACACGGATCGACGGTACGATGTGGCCCGGGTGTGGCCTCAGGTCTCGTCGTCGGCGGCCCGCAGCTGGACCACGTCGGCGTCCTTCGGCTTGCCCGACTGCTTGATGGCCTCGAGCGCCTCCATGACCCCGTCGTCGCGGTCCGGGAGGAGGTGGCCGTAGCGGTCCAGCACCGTGGCGACCGACGAGTGGCCGGCCCACACGGCGATCTGCTTCACGTCGGCGCCGGCTGCGATCCACCAGGAGATCGCAGTGTGGCGCAGGTCGTGGATCCGGAGGCCCTCGTACCGCTTGTCGCCGTCCTCGTCCTCGGGGTCGACCGGCACCATCGAACCGAGTCCGGCCTCGATGCAGCCGGGCTGCCAGACCCGGCGACGGAACAGGCTCGCCCGGATGGGCCCGCCGTTGGGAGCGGTGAACAGGAGGGCGTCCGATGCCATGCCCGCGGTGGCCGTCGTCAGGCTGGAGGCGAGATCCTTGGTCATCGGTGCGTGGCGCCGACCGGCCCGCGTCTTGGGCGGGCCGTAGCTGATGTGGCCCCGGACGTCGCTCAGGGTCTCCGTGACGGCCACCCGCCGGCGGAGCAGGTCGAACCTGTCAGGGCGGAGGGCGGCGAGCTCGCCGAAGCGGAGGCCGGTCTCGACGGCGGTCTGGAGCCACAGCCGGTAGCGCTTGTCGAGGACGTCCTCGAGCGTGGCCGCCTCATCGGGCGTGAGGATCCGCATCTCGACCGGGATGATCTCCGGCAGGGTCTTGCGCATGTCGGCCGCCGGGTTGGCGGTGATGAGGTGCTCGGCGGCAGCTTCGCCGAGGGTCTGGGAGACGAGGTTGAACGCTTGGTGGACGGTCTTGGGCGCCAGGCCCTTGGCGACCAGCTCGGCGATCCACTTCCGGAGCATCTGGCGGTCGATGGCGCCGAGCGCAGCCCGGCCGAACGTCGGCTCGATGTGGTTCCGGTAGTAGCTGTCGTCCCGGGCGGTGGTCGACGCCCGGAGGTCGACTCGCGCCTCTCGCCACGACGTCCAGTAATCGCCGAACTTCCGCTTGCCCTTCGCGGGGTCGATGTAGGTCCCGGCCCTCAGGTTGTGCTCGAGGCCGACCAGGAACTCCTGGGCGTCGATCTTGCGGACGAAGCTCTGCGCCCGCTGGTCACCGGAGGCGTCGCGGTACCGGACCCGGTAGCGCTTGGCCCCGGTGTAGCTGGTCCGGACCCGCTTGCCGTTGCGCTCGGCGTAGTAGCGATCCTGGATCGTGGCCATCAGCCGCCATCCTCGGAGCGCTTGAGCACGCGGTCGACGGTGGCGTGTGAGTAGCCGGTGACCTCGGCCAGGTCCCGGAGGCTGGCGCCAGCCGCGTTGGCGATGCGCATAGCGAGCAGCTCGTCGGCTTGGGCCTTCTCGCGGCGCTGGACTGCCCGGCCGACGCTCTTGAGCGCCCGGGCCTTGTTCTCGGCGGGGGTCCGCTCGAGGTCGGGAGTGGTGGTCATCTGGTGGTCTCCGTGGTTGACTGTCGGGGTTGCGGCGTCTGAGGCGCCTTTGGGGGCTGGTGCTGTGAACACCAGCCCCCGTGCCGTTGCGGCGGCTAGGAGCCTCCTTCCATGCGGTTCAGGATCAGGGCGATCCAGAGCCGCATTTCACCGGTCCAGGTGTCTCTCGGTAGGTCCCCGTCCTCAATGGCTTCGCAGCCGTCGAGGATGAGGAGGACCAGGGCGAGAGCTTCCTGGTTGGACAGGGTTACTGCTTCCTTGTCCATGCCCATACTGTCTCATAAAGTGACAGCGGGGTCAAGAGGGAATGTCACGAAATCTGACATTTCTCACGCCGCTGGGTCCTGCCGGTCAGCTCGGGCCGTCCGTGCCATCTCCGCTTCGAGCAGGTTCACCTGCAGCCGCCGCAGCGCGAGGAACGCCACCTGGGGCGTGACGTCGAACTCGGCGGCCACCACCGTGGCGGTGACCGGCTCGATGTCGTCGCGCTGGTGGGTCAGGGCGAGCAGCTCGTCGGGCGGGACCAGCCGTCGGGCGGTCTCCTCGCGCACGATGCGCTCCTCGGTCTCCATCGTGCCGGCGCTGGCGAACGGCCACCCGATCCGCCGCTCGTCGTGGACGAGCTCGTGCATCAGGGCACACCGCCGCTCCGTCTGGGACAGGCGCGGGTCGATCGTGATCGTGCCGGTGCCCCACATGGCGCCCATGCCGTTGGGCAGGTGGCGCCAGAGCAGGGTCAGGTGGGGTCGGTCACGGAGGGTCCGCCAGGGGTTCTCCACGTCGTGGCGGGATCCTTACCGTCGAGCGCAGGCGCGGGCGGCGATGGGCATCGGCTCCGGTTCGGGGTCCGGGTGGCCGCGGGTGACGGCGCCGACGGCGCTGATCGCCTCCGGCTCCCGCAGGTCGATCTTGCGGCCGTCGACCAGCTGGACCGACACGACCCGCTTCTGGGTGGGGTCGGTCCAGAACGTCGCTTCGATGATGTGGGCCGGGTTGAGGTGGCTCGTGAAGTGCGGGCCGGCGTCCCTCCCGGTGATGGGGATCCATGGGTGGTTGCTCATGGCGCCATCATCCGCGCGGCCTCTGACACCGAAGTGTTCAGGTGGGGCAACTGCCCACCCTGAACGCCTGGTGTCCACAGTTGTGGACGTTTCCTCACTGTCAGACCCGCTCGGTAGGTTGGTGATCGGAGCCCCGCCTGCCGGAGGGATCCGCCGCCTGATGGATGTGGCGGGGCTCCACCCTCGTGCAGGGTGCGAGGTGATGGTCCAGACTGACGCCCCGATGCCCAACGTCAGGCGGCCGCGCCCCCTCGTGTACCCGACCTCGGTCGTGGGTGACCGGGTGCAGTGGGGGACCAACGAGATGGTCCCCGTGACGATGTCGGGGCTCGCCCGGGTGGACCAGACCGAGACCCGCTGTCAGGTCGGCGTCGAGTGGGTGGCCTCGAACCTCGCATGGGCACTCGGCTTGCCAGTCCCGCCCGGCGGCCTGGCCGACGTCGACGGCCAACTCGGCTACGTGATGCTCCAGTTCGGCGCCGGCGGCATCTCGCCGCCCGTGGACTGCGGTGACTTCATGGCGAGGCACCCGAAGGTCGCATCGGGCGCCATCGTGTTCGACCTCTGGATCGCCAACTCGGACAGGACCGAGTTCAACCTGGCCGAGGACGGCCGGCAGCGGCGACCCGTGCTGTTCGACCACGAGAAGGCGTTCGGCGGTGGCTACACCGACCGGCTGTCCAGCCTGATCGCCAGAGTCGGCGATCTCAACGTGCACGAGGTGCACGACTGCGACCTCAACAGCACGGCCCATCGATCCGATCTCCTGGCTCCCTGGGTCGACCGGATCGACCGCCTCGATCACGAGGCGATTCGTCGTCCGTGCACCGACTTGACGAACATTGGATACTGGAGTGCCGCCGACGGCGGTACCGTCGCCGACTTCCTCATCGAGAGGAGGAACCACCTGTGGAAACTCCTGAAGGACACGTGCAGCGGGGTAGGAGCATGGCCGCTGTGAACCAGCCGACGTGGGCGGTGGCGAAATGGGTGCCGGACCCTGAGCGGAACGAGCCCATCAACATCGGCGTCATGCTCTGGGCCGACGGCCAAGTCCACTACCGGTTCCGAGCTCAGACCGACGAGGAGACGGTGGACGGTCGCCGCTTCGGTCTCGTGCACGGCCAGAGGCCCGATACCGACCTCTACAAGCGGTGGTTCGAGTTCTGGACCCACGCCGCAGGCCGCGGGCGGGGACTGGATCACCTAGCGCGCCGCAGAGGCGGCGATGCGTTCTTCCTCGAGCCAGCGGGTGCAGCCCTCGCTCCGCTCGCCGAGGCAGAGGCAGGAGCCATGCTCGACGACCTCTACCGACGCCTCGTCGAGGATGGGCCCGCCGAGGACCAGAGCGCTCGGTCATTCAAGGCACAGGTCAACGACCTCCTCGGCACTGCCGGTCTCCTCGGCAGCCCCAACTTCCACCGGAAGTACTCGATCGAGCTCACGAACCACAGCAGGCGGACGTTCCCATACGCATGGGTCAACGGACACCGGACGGTCGGCTACCTGCTGGGCGACCCCACCCCCGCTGCCATCGACGTCGCGCTGTTCCGCCTCTCACACACGCCTCGAGATGTGGGCACCGTGGTGTTCACGGCTCCGGGCAACGACGAGGACCCTGGAGTCGAACAGATCCAACGTGAAGTGGGCCACGTGGCTCCGCTGGACCAGGTCGCGGCCAGAGACGTGCGCGAGATGTTCGAGGCTGACCCCACACCCAAGACACTCGACTTCGATACGCCGCCCTCGGCTGGTCGCTGAAACCCAGGAACCATGGTTCCGACCACGGTCCGGGCCGCGGTGGAAACCGTGGTTGACGCGACCCGCTGTTCGGATCGGTGCCCAGGTGAGCTACTGAGGAGTAGAGGGGCCGTCACGATGTCGGCCTGGTGGTGGTTGAGGTGATCAGGGCGGCGCCCGTCGGTCACCTTCCATGCCGACGGGCGCTGTCCACATCTGTGGACGTTCAGGTGTGTCCAAAAGCACACACCTGAACACCGCCCTACGCTCCGCGCCCATGGACTACGACGAGTATTGGGCGGCACAGCTGGAGCCGCTGCGAGAGGCGACGGCCCCGGCTGTCGAGGCCAACCGGGCTGAGCTGGCGGCCCGGGCGCTGGCCAGCATCGCCGAGGAGTGGCGGGAGAACGACGGCCTCACCCCCGAGCAGACCGCGCAGCGAGCCGGGGTCGACGCCGAAACGTGGCTCCTGTGGGAGGAGGGCGCCCATGACCCAACGCCCCATGTCGCCCGGATCGCGGCTGGCCTCGGCGTGGCGGTGGAGCAACTCCAGAGGGCGGTCGACCTCCAGGGCACACCGCAGATCGAGGACGCGCAGTTCGCCGCCTTCCAGGTGGTCATGGCGGGAGTGCTACTGGAGCCGCTCTTCGACGCTGCGCTCGACGGCGGCGACATCGACCGGTCCAAGTTCCTGGAGGCGGCGGACCTGGTGCGCGACGCAGCCCTGGTGCTCGGTGACCTGCCTGACTTCCTCGAGGGGATCCTCGACCTACGACGGCTCGTGGACGAAGGGGAGGGGCCGGATGAGCGGCCCCGGCTCCGCTTGGTGCCACCGCCTGACTAGGTCCGGGCCTCGACAGCGCTCCGGGCGGTGGCCGAGTCCACGCACCTGCCCGTCACGCGTTCGCCGTTGACGTAGCCGACCCACCCCGCCCCCGCCACCGCCCACGACGTCGTAGAACGCCACCTAGGCCACCAGGAACCCGTCGGCGTCGTAGCCGAGTTGGGCCGGCGACCCGTCGTGGGCGTCATCCCAGCGGAGTTCCACGATCAGGCGTACGGATCGGGTTCGATCTCCGGGCTCGGCCGGTTGACCGTCGGCGTGTCCGGGATGTGCGTGGGGTCCTCACCGCTAGCAGCGGCGAGGGCGTGGTCCTCGACCGGGTCCTCGGCAATCGCTTCGTCGATTGGTAGGCGCCGAAGCGGGATGCCAGAGCCGGGGACGCCCTTGACGATGCCGTAGGCCGACGGCGCCGGCATCCCCGGGATCTGTCGGTGGTCGCGGCCAGCAGCAAGATGGCCCAGTTCGACACCGCTCGCGAGTGCTTCCTGGACTGCCGCATCCCACCGTTGCCGGGCTGCGCGCCATTGCCCGAGAATGATCCCCTCCATCTCGCCCACGTCGGGCGGGAAGAGCATCAACTCATCGAGCGACGGGATCAGCTCCTGCCACGTTGGTGAGACGCCCTGCTCCATCACCTCCCCCACGTTGGGGCCGTACTCGTCGCGGCCCTTCACCCACACGACGGCGACCGCAGTACCCCATAGGGCTGGATGCGCCATACCGTCCACGATCTCGATGATCTGCTCGCGCAGCGCGGCCGAAGCACGGGCCGCGAAGGTGTCGGTTGGGGGCGCCTCGACCGTCGGCCGCCCGCCCTGGGCGATGTCGACGATGCTTGAAGCGCTCCAGCCAAGCGCCCGGGACATCGCAGCTGCCGTTGTCTGGTTCACGGCGGTCGCGTGGGTCTCGAGCACGCCCCAAGTGGTGGGCGAGATGTCCGCCAGCTCGGCCGCCTTCCGTTGGCTGAGTTTCAGTTCTGCTCGACGCTGCGCCACGGCTGTTGCCGCTCGATGCCAGTCCATAGTGCCCACAGCCTGGTCTGACACGGTCTGAAACGTCAACCAAACGACACGTGAAACGCTCGATCCGCCTTGTAATTACAACGATGTGAAACGGGGTTGCGGACCGTGTCAGACCGTGACACAGTGATCCGCATGCGATTGAACGTCGAAGCCCTCAAGGCCATCCGGGAACGGAGCGGGCACTCGATCGCATCCCTCGCCGCCGAGGCGGGACTCAGCCGACCACACCTCTCGAACATCGAGTCGAGGACCAGGACCGGCTCAGAGGATGCGATCTGCCGGCTCGCACGGGCGCTCAAGGTTCCCGTCACTGCGATCATCTGCGACCCCGACCAGGCGCTCGTGGCCGAACCGGTCGGAGCCTCCGGATGACCGCCGACCTGGACCCGCTGTTGACCAGCGACGAGCTCGCTACGTGGCTGGGAGTGCCCGTTGGAACCGTCAAGGCGTGGCGCACCCGGGGCGGCGGGCCGCCCGCCATCCGGGTGGGGCCTAGGGCGATTCGGTACCGCGCTGCTGCCGTGACTGCCTGGCTGGAGGAGCGGACCGAGGAGCGCACGTCGGCCTAGCTCGAAGCCTCCGGCCGCTCTGCCCGCCTCCGCCCATAGGCGGGTGGGGCGACCGGGACCGTCGAGCAACAGCCCGGCCGACCACCACCAAAAGCAATGCCCGCCCCCACAGCTTCCAGGCAACGGGGCGGGCACCAACTCAAGGAGCAGTGAACCATGACCCTCACCGACTTGTCCACCACCGGATTCGCCGACTCGTACACGGCGACCGACGGCGACACCTTCTTCCTCCACATCGACGGCGACGCCGGCTCGATCTCGTCCACCCGCGCCATGCCTCAGCCGGAGTTCGAGGGCACGGCCGAGCAGGCCCGCCTCAACTTCGGCTCGTGGCGGGGCATCGCCGACGGCACCGACCTCGGCCCCATCCCGGCCGACCACCAGACCCTCGCCGCCTACAAGGCCTCCGGCGCCAAGGCGACGGACCACCCCGAAGCCAAGGTGCTCCTGAACCTGCTGGGCGAGATCGCCTGGATGGGCCGGGGTCAGATGATCTCGTTCCACCGGCGCTGCGCCGCCGAGTACCTGATCCGCAAGGGCGACGGCTGCATCCCACTCATGGTCGAGACCCGCACCGCGGCCGAGAAGGACGCCGAAGCCGACCGCTATGCCCGCCAGCACCTCTGGGAGGCCGAGCTGGCCGCTTCCAATGAGCTGATCGCCTGGTTCACCGCCGGGTTCGGACCGGAGGCGATCGACACGACCGGGTCCGATGACGACGACCTGCGCTGGCCCTGCACCGCCCGCGAGTTCCTCGACGGGGGAGGGCTCGCCGCCGACGGGCCGGGTGGTGACGAGCTCGACACCCTCATCGACATGGTTGGCACCCAGGGCCGCGAACGTGCCCTGAACCAGGCGATCGAGATGGCGCTCAGCTGGCACCGCTCGGCCCAGAACGTCGATCTCGAGGACGAGGACCCGGCGAAGATGCGCGAGCACAACACGTTCTGCCGGCTCCACCGGTCGTACCTGTGGCAGGTGGAGTTGCTCGCCGACCCCGTGCTCGCCATGCGCTGGCTGATGACGGTCCCGCAGTCCGAGCGCGACGAGCACGCCCGGGACGTCGTCGACTACCTCGACGCCGAAGCCAAGCCGTTCCGCATCGACTCCAGCGTCACCGCCGAGCAGGACTTGCGCTGCTCGATCACCGGAGACCCGATCGCTGGCCCCCACGTGACCCTGTTCGACCGGCTGGAGGACAAGACCGCCGTGGTTCTGTCGCCCGCCGCCGTCACGCAGATCACCACCGCCCTCGGCATCGCTCAGGGCGCCGCCCCGCTGGTCCCGACGAGCACGGTGGCCCTGCCCGACAACTCCCCGGTGGACGCCGACCAGGTCGCTGCCTTCGGCCTGGCCACCGCCACGGCCACGGCCACCCGGCAGGTGCTCGACGCCCTGGTCCAGAACCCTGCGGTGCTCGACGCCCTGCGCACGTGGCATGCCGCCACCGAGGTCACCCCGGACAGCGATGAGCGGATGGCCGTGCTGCGTGAGCACTACGAGGACTGGCGGATCGCCTGCGGGGTCGAGGCCCTGGCCGACGCCGCCTGGCCGCTGATCGAGCTGGCCCGCATCCTCGCCATCGACACCGAGCCCCCGGCGGTGGACGCATGAGCACCCCGGACGTCGACACCTTCGGCGACATCGCCGCCGCCCTCCGTTCGGCCAGCTCAACCCCCCGCCTGGTCGCTGCGGCCGAGGCAGTCACCGCCCACCTGACCGCAGAGGACGCCAGGGTGATGCTCCTGGCCGCTGAGGCAGCAGCCGAAGCCAGGGACGCCGTCGCCAAGGCCGTGGCACTGGGAGCACCCCTGCTGCACCGCCTGAACGACGTCTACTCCGACGAGGTGTTCGACGCCGTGGGCGATCAGATCATGCTGCTCGACGGGACGTGCATGTTCACGGAGTTGCTCTACGAGACGGAGCTGCTGATCGCCCACGTAACCACCGGGGTCAAGGTCGACATCGCTGCCGCCGCGCTGCCGTTCACGCCGACCCCGGTGGACCACCTGATTCAGGGCCTTGCGGCAGGCGTGCTCGGTGAGGTGGCTCGATCGACGGGGGCGGCAGCATGACCGACCGCACCGCCGAAGCCGAGGCGATCGTCGCCGCCACGGAGCCGGCCAAGGCGACCAGGACCTTGCAGGCGCTCGTCGCCGCCCAGAGCATCCACACCCTGGTCATGGACAACGCCCGGCTCCTCGACCACCTGCGTGTCGTGGCCTCGCTGACCGCCCCGAACCCGGGCAGCGACCTCCAGCTGGAGGACGCTGTCAACGACCTCGACGGGTCGCTGCGGCACCAGTCGCTCCTGATCGAGATCCGCAACGTGCTGGACCTCATCATCAGCCGGGACGAGCACCTCGACGACGAGCTGGCGCACCACGTGATGACCACCGAGGAGGCGCAGGCAGCCATCGACGCTCTGCGCGCCGGCCCGCTCGGCCACGCCGCCCGCTCCGGCGTCCGGGCGCCTGTTAGGCGCC